AAGAAGATGCCCGAAAAGAAAGGGCTTTGGCTGACGAGTATGTTGCCAAATCAAATAATTTAAAGAAATGGATTCCATCTTTCATGATTAGAAAACAACCCTAAAATTTTAACCCCCATGACATACACAACGGCGAAGGCGGGCAGGTATTTCACCAGGTCGACAACTATCCCGCCTTTCTTCCAATATTGACCATGACCGAAAACCTAAACATAGACGATCACATCAAGCCGATGATCATAAAAGCCCTTAATAGCGAAAAGGGCCGATATAGAATGTCCGCCGCTGCAGCCAAATTACAAACGAGCAAGGCAACGCTTAATCGCATGATAAAACGATTCGGGATTGGTTATGAGTACGGCCAGGGTTATTACATAAAAGATAAATTTGCAACAACGATGCAAAAGGCGTAAATTTGATGTGAATAATGCCGAGAGATAAGCACATAAAAATATCTGAATTGATACCGGATGATAAGAACTTCAATAAAGGTTCTCAATTCGGCAATTCGCTTATTGAAAAATCTTTTACAAAGTTCGGCGCAGGCCGGTCCATTTTGCTGGATAAGAATAACAGGATCATTGCCGGAAATAAATCGGTTGAAAACGCCGCCGCCATCGGCATGGAAGATGTTCAGATTATTGAAAGTGATGGCAAAAGGATAATTGCTGTAAAACGTACCGACATAGACTTGGACAGCCCTGAAGGCCGGGAAATGGCTTTAGCAGACAACGCCAGCGCAAAAGCAAACATCATTTTTGATGCTGAACTGGTAGAAGCTGAATTAGGAGAGGCTGTTTGCGAGGAGTGGGGGGTTGAATCATCGGTAAAACTGGAAGCGAAGGAAGATGATTTTGATGTGCCTGAAGCCGGTATTGAAACAGATATTGTATTAGGGGATTTATTTGAGATAGGCGAACACAGATTGCTTTGTGGGGATAGTACAGACAGCGACCAAGTGGCTAAACTTATGAATGGTGAGAAAGCGGATATGGTGTTTACTGACCCGCCTTATGGAATAAATGTCGTTCAAGGGAGTAAGGTAGGAGGTGATAAAGGATTTGGAAGTGTTGGTGGGGAAAAAATTGTAAAAGCAAAAAAATACTCTGAAATCATAGGAGATGATACAACTGATACTGCTAAAGAATTTTATCAAACCTGCATCAGTTTAGGAATGGAGAATTTTATTATTTGGGGCGGAAATTATTTTACAGACTTTTTAAGTCCATCTATGTGTTGGATTGTTTGGGATAAACAAAATACTGGAAATTTTGCTGATGTTGAGTTGGCTTGGACTTCATTTGACAAAGGAGCTAAATTATACAAATGGCAATGGAACGGAATGATAAGACAAGGCGACAAAACTATTGAAGGTAAAACAAGAGTGCATCCAACACAAAAGCCAGTAGGGTTATTTGGTGATATTTTTAATGACTTTGATTTTAAAATTTGCTTTGATGGCTTTTTAGGCAGTGGCTCAACAATGGTTGCTTCACACCGACTTAAACGCAAATGTTACGGAATGGAATTAGACCCTAAATACTGCCAAGTAATAATAGACCGGATGCAGAAACTTGACCCGACTATTGAAATTAAAAAGAACGGACAGCCTTATGCCAAAGCCGAATAAACAGGTAATAGTTGACGAGATTGCAAAACTTGTTGAATTGGGTAAATCCTACACGCAAGTCATGGCAGTCAACGGCAGAAAATGGCAGATGCCGGAACGCACGTTTAACAGGTACTGGAAAACTGCCAATCAGCAGCACACAGTTAAGCAACAGGCCATAAAAGAAAAGTTAACGGCTATTGATACCGCAGCAGCAATAGAAGCCCGTAAAAAGGCCATAATGACCGCAGATGAAAGGAAGGAATTGCTGACAAAATTGATCACAGGTGAAATAAAGGCAAAGAGGCCGTTTGTTATTGGCGGCAAAATAATGGAATATCCGGAAGAACCAACGCACCGGGATCGTATTTCAGCCATCGCCGAATTAAACAAGATGGATGGAGCTTATGCACCATTACCAAAACAGCAAGTAGACATTAAGCATAAAGGAGATATAAACATTATATTCCAAAAGGCCGAAGGATGCGAACCATTAAATGGATAAAATAATTTCATATACGCCAGTATTTGAAGCAAATAAAGAGGCATACGAAAGTGGCCTTTATCGTTTTATAGGTAACGAGGGCAGCACAAGGTCATCTAAAACCTATTCCCTTTGTCAGCTATTGCCTACCATAGCCCTCAATCAAACTAAGCAAATTACTGTATGTTCACCGTCATTGCCGCATCTTAAGCGTGGCGCCCGTAAAGATATCATTGAGATACTTAATGAATGGGGCATTTACAACGATGATGATTTTAATAAAACGGATAATGTTTACCGTTTCCCAAAGACGGGCAGCTATATTGAATTTTTCGGCGCAGATGAAACAAACAAGCTGAGAGGACCGGGCAGGAATATCCTTTACTGCAATGAAATGAACCTGCTACCAAAGGAAAGCTATTTTCAATTAGCCCTGCGTACCACGGACGTTATCTTTGGCGATTGGAACCCTGCTGATGAGTATTCATACGTTTACGATCTTGCCGATGCGCCCGGTAACAAGCTGATCCACTCTACCTACAAAAACAACCTGGCAAACCTTACCAAATCACAGATTGACGAAATAGAATCACTACAGAATGCAGATGAAAACCTGTGGAAGGTTTATGGCCTTGGTCAGCGTGGCACGTCATCAGAAACAATCTATACACACTGGAAACAGATTGAAACATTCCCGCAATGCGATGATATATGCTTTGGCCTTGACTTTGGATTTAATCACCCTACAGCGCTGGTAAAGGTTGGGTTCCTTGACGGCGCCTGTTATGTGGATGAACAGTTGTACGAAAGCAAATTAACCAATGATGACCTTGCTTACCTTATTAAAACAATGGGTATTACTCGTTCAACTGAGATATTCGCTGAGACGGCAAGGCCGGAAGCAATCGAGGAAATAAGGCGTACCGGGTTAAACATCAAGCCTGCCGACAAATCTGTTATTGATGGCATTAACATGGTTAAGTCCATGCCGCTATATATCACATCAAGATCAACCAATATCCTAAAAGAAATAAAGTCTTACAAGTGGAAGGTAGACAAAGACAGCCGCGTTCTCGATGAGCCTGTAAAGTTCAACGATGATGCAATGGATGCTATGCGCTACGCCATTTATACAAGGCTTTTCAAACCAAAAAGAAAATTAACATGGGCTTAATCAAAACACTGTTTGGTAACAGTATCAATAAAGAGGTTGAAGTGGAGCTAAAAAAGGCGCTTACTAACATGGGTTTCAATATGCCCGTTAACGTCATTAGTAGCCCGGCGTACGGATCAGGCAACCCAAAGGAGAATATTGATAGGGGCTTACTGGGCTCCGGCGATGTGTATTCAATCGTGCGCAGGATAGCAAAGACAGCCGCCGGGATACCATTGCTGGTTTATAAGGTAAAGGATGAAGGGGCGCTGAAGGATTACGATTACCTGTCTAAGCAGCACAACCACACAACGCAGGCGCTTGTGCATAAGCAGCTATTAAAAACCAAAGCCCTTGAGCTGGTTAAGAGCGATAACCCGCTGCAGCAGTTAATTGATAATCCAAACCCGTTATATACCGGATCAGAACATAAAGAAGGTGTTTATATGTTCCGGTTAATTACCGGTGATACATACATTTACGCACCATTACTTGAATTAGGGCCGTCCGCAGGTCAGCCTGGCGAAATGTGGTTACTGCCCTCTCAATACACCATGCCAAAGGTCAAACAAACATGGCCTAAAGAGGTAACCGGGTACGTTCTTAATCTCGGCAGGCCGATGGAATTAACTGCTGAAGATGTTATTCATATCAGGTATTTTAATCCGAATTTCAGTCTTAATGGCGATGAATTGGTGGGCTTATCACCGCTGCGTGCCGGATCTAAATTAATCGACAGGCAAATATCAGAAACTGACTTTATGGTTAGCGCATTCCAAAATAGCGGTATCAGCGGCGTTATGGCCGTTGAGGATGGTAACGATATGGACGCCCCGGACTTTGGTAAAATGAAAGATGATTTTTACAGGGAGGGCAGCGGCACACGCAATGCCCGTAAAATACTGTTCACAGGTGGTAAATGGAAATATACCCAAATCGGCCTCGGCCCGGTTGACATGGACGTTCTAAATTCAGAGGTACGGACATTTAAAAAACTATGTAACCTGTACGGTATTTCTGATATTCTGTTTAACAACAGCGACGCGTCAACAGAAAGCAATGTTATTCAGATGGTAAAGCAGCTATACACCAATGCTGCCCTGCCTGAAGTGTACGCTTACCGTGATGCAATTAATTCGAGAATTACCCCGTCATTTAACAGTAAAGGCGTTAAATATTTTGTAGATTGCGACATATCCGGCATAGCTGAATTACAGGAGGACATGAAGAAAATGGCGGACATTTACGCTACGCTGCCGGTGATGAATCCCAGCCTGATAAGTGAGGCGTTTGGTTACGGTAAATCAACCGATCCGAATATGGATAAATGGTATATCAAAACAGGATATACAGACCTTGAAAGTTTAAACGCCGTTGATCCCTTACCCGTTGTTACGCCGAATGGAAATTAATAAACGTTTACAGGACGCCATCAAAAGGGCAATACCAAAGATCACCAATTGCCGTATTGATGAGGCTAACGCAGCATGGCGCCGTGAACGATTATACAATGAAATAATATCAATTTGTCAATTACTGAACTCGATACAGGATACCAGCGAGAACCGACCGACTGCCGGGAGTGCGTCGAATGTGGAAGCATGATAGTATCGGATATGTATAGGTTCGTGGTTGATATGGGTGATGAAAGGATCGTAGCTGAAAAGTTTGTTTACTGCGAATCGTGCTATTTAGAAATGATAAAATGACACCCGAAGAAAAAAACCAATATCTAATCACCTTCAATAAATTCCAGCAAGCGCGGGAGCGGGAATTTGCGCCAAAGATATTCAAGGCCCTTAATTCGCAGGTCAAAGAGGCCATCCACTACATCAAGGCCGGGGTACGCAACCCTACATTATACATTTCATCCAATGCCATCGTAAACACACTCAGGCCGCTATATTTGGACGCTGGTGTTACCTACGGCGCAAAGGTCAGGGCAAGTATCATAAAGCAAAAGGCGAGGATGCCAATAGGCTTTAATCAGCGCATGATTGATTTAATGAATGCATACTTTATGACTGATATACTAAACACAAGGGAAGGTATAACGGAGGTAACGCGGGAATTGATACAGAACGTACTAAGTCAGGCGGTGCAGGACGGGCAAGGCATTGATTGGATCGTATCACAGCTGCAAAATACAGAGGTTAGCCGGATGCGTGCCCGCATGATCGCCAGGACGGAGACGGTAACCGCCGCCAATCAGGGCGCTATCTTCGCAGCGCAGGACACAGGGCTTACATTGAACAAGGAATGGCTTGCTACCAACGATCACCGTACAAGGAACACGCACCGTTATGTTAACGGCCAAAAGATAGGCATGGATGATTATTTTTCATTGACGGACGGCGTTAAGATGGCGCAGCCCGGCGCACGTACGCAGGAGAATGGACTGCCAACGCCAGCAAAGGATACGATTAACTGCCGGTGTACGGTAGTATTTGAGCCGATACGGGATAGAAACGGGAGGTTGGTATAACATTTTTTACAGTTGGTTTTTCATAGGTATTAAATTAAACACGGGCTGCATTTCTATGCGGCCTTATTTATTTAGGATTATCCAAAAAATATTTGCATCGTTGTTGCATTTTTCGTAAATTGCACTTAATAGGTCTTTACAACCTGTAAATCCAATAGATGGCAAACGAAATTGAATACAAAGGCGTATTCTCATCTACCAAAGATGCAATTATAAACGTTGACGAGTCTGCCGGTATCATCGAAGGCTATTTTTCCGTTTTCGGGAATAAAGACAGCGACGATGATATTATAATGCCGGGCGCCTATACAAAAACGTTATCCGAAAACTACTCACGGATAAAACACCTTTACCAACACGATCCATGGCAGCCACTTTCCGCCACTAAAAAGGAAAATCTAATCTTAACGCAGGACAGCTACGGGCTAAAGTATCGCAGCGTTGTATCTAAAACATCATATGGGCGTGATGTATTGCGCCTGCATTATGATGGCGTTATTGATGAAAACAGCGTAGGCTTCCAAACTATAAAATCAAATGACAAAGGCAATTACCGTGAATTGGTAGAATTGAAGTTGTGGGAAGGCAGCTCAGTTACATGGGGCGCAAATGCCATGGCTTTAAACACCAATATCAAGTCATTGGATAAAGATTCGCTGTTTAAGAAAATGGCAATCGTAACAAAGGCAATCAGAAACGGTAAGTATGAAAACGAGGATCTATTTGATAGCCTCGATTTGTACATGAAGCAATTGCAAACACTTATTTCAAACCTAACAAATACCACAGAGCCGGAGATGAAATCCACTTTGCCGGAGGATATTAAGGAAGCATTTTCAATATTCATAAAAAAATTAAACTAATAACAATGGACGAAATAGTTAAAAAAGAGCTGGTTGATCAGCTTGAGGTATTAAGAAAAGCCCTTGAGGCATCAATCACAGAAAAGGCAAAAGCCGAGATTGCTGAGCAAATAAAAGAAATGAAGGCTGAAAACGATAAACTTATCGAAGATGCCAAAAAGCTGACTGATGGCGATGCTGCCGGCATCAAAGCCATCAATGACAGGCTTGAAGAAATGAAGGCCGAAAACGCCGCTTTGCTGAAAGGCTTTAACCTGTTGCAGACAAGGGTTAAAGGAACCGGCAGCGATCATCAGTATCAAAAATCAAATTCATTTGCTGATGAACTTGGCGAACAACTGGAGCAAAGAAAAAATGACCTGGTAAATTACCGCAAAAATGACCGCAAGGCATTCGGCTTTGAAGTTAAGGCCGTTGGTAATATGTCAGCATCAAATACAACAATTTCAGGTACAACTACATTCCCTGGCCCTGATATGCTCGGCGGTGTTGGACGTAAACCATACGAAAGTGTGCATATCCGTGATTTTGTAAGGGTGCAGCCAATCGCAAGCGATAGCGCTTACGTTATCCGTGATGCAGCCGGCGAAGGTGGCCCAACAGCGGTATTGCCCGGTGCGGCTAAACCGCAGTCAGATCGCGATTACGTAAAGTTGATCGTGCCTGTAACCAAAATTGCACATTACTTCAAATTACCTGAAGAAATGCTGTCAGATATTTCCTGGTTACAGAATGAAATCAATGCAATCGGCGTAGAAGAATTACTGGCAAAAGAAGATAACCTGATCCTGAATCAGGCAGCCGGTACAGGCTTGTTTGCAGGCTTAACCACAGCAACAAACAGCACCGCTTTTGCAGCCCCTACTGAGCTTGCTCTGGGTGTTGACCTGGCCAACAATTACGATGTATTGGTTGCCGCATGGACGCAGCTTATGAAGCTGAAAGGTAAAGCCAATTACGTGCTTTGCAATCCGGGCGACTACGCAAGGATGATCCTGACCAAATCTTCAGCCAGCATTGGCGAATATGTATTTGGTGCGCCAAACATCGCAATTCCGAACATCTTCGGTATTCCATTGATCCCGCACAATGAAATCACTACAGATAAATTCCTGTTAGGTGATTTCACTAAGGTATCAATCGGACAGCGCGAAGGCGTAAGCGTAAGGTTCTACGATCAGAACGAAGACGATGCCATCAAAAACATGGTAACAGTAGTTATCGAAGAAAGGGTAACTGTTGTTGCAGACCGTGCAGACAGGTTGATCTATGGCGATTTTAGCGATGCTAAGACAGCGCTCGAAACAGCCTAATTAAATAAATATACAGGGGTAGCGTAAAATCTACCCCTGTTAATATAAACCGCATGGCAAAAGTATTAATTGAATTTACTGATAAGTTTGATCGCAAAAGATACTATGTAGGTAGCGAATATTCGGCCTCAAAGGAAAGAATGGAGCACCTGCAATCAAGGGGTATTATTTCAACCCATGAAAAGGTAGAGATCAAGCAGTCGGCCGAAAAGAAAGAAGTTAAAATTCCCGCTAAAAAATCTAATTGAGCATCCTAATCGAAAAATCAAGTTACGCAACCTCCGGCCCTGCATTTAACGCAGTGCTGGATGTTTACTTTTCAGCCGAATCAGGCACGGATCCGGTAACGCTTGACGAGGCGAAAGGATGGCTAAAAATTAGCGATGATATTACGGACGATGATGATCTGTTGACTGAATTAATAACCGTTGCCCGGCAAATGTGCGAAAAGTATAGCAACATATCTTTCATTACACGGACTGTTAAGGCTACGCTAAAAAACTCACTTGGTTCAATATCATTACCATACGGGCCGCACGGGGCAATTGCATCTTATAAGGACTACAACGGCGAAGATGTAACCAGCACTATTGTAAAGGTTAAAGGTGATCAGTTTAAAGTTCTTTATGAGCCGTGTATTGATTACATAGAAATAACGTACGCTTCCGGCTATACCACTTTACCATACGATTTAAAACGTGCTGTATTATGCCAGGTTGCAAGCCTTTACGAAAACAGGGGTGATGCGGACGGCGGCGGAATGTGCATGGCGGCTAAAAAAATCCTGAATCAGTATGGCAAAAAACAAAATTTCTGATTTACGGAGCCGGGTAACGATTCGCCGGTGGACAAGTGCAAAGATTGAGGGCGGCGGCATCAATACCGTCCTTTTGTATTCTTATACAATGTGGGCTAAGGTTGAGAACAGGACGGGCAGGGTATCACATAATCAATCGCAGGATCAGTGGTCGTATGATTACAAAATAACGCTCAGGCTGGAAGAATCAAGGCCCATCCGTTCTGATTATACTATTGACTACCAAAACAAGCGCCTTAAAATAAACGAGCTGCAAATTGTTGACGAGGGCAAGGTTAAATATTACGTTGCCCGGTGCAGCACCCTTGAAGAATTAAGCCTTGACGATTCATTTACAAACTACGAAATGCAAGTACTCAACTATACAGCAACCGGTACGGATTCAGGAATAACCATTTCAGCACTGATCAATAAGACGGTGAAACTTGCATTTAAAGACGGTATTGAATTTAAGGTTATCAGGACGGGCACACCAACGGGTAAAGAAGTGAAAACAACTAAGGCGACGGGGGTATTGTTATGGTCAATTCCGTTCTTACCCGGTGAACAGGCTACAATCGTTTACGACAATGTTTAAGACAAAGGTCATAGGCACGCAGACGGTATTATCGGCCATTAAAAGTTCAAAGGATAAGGCCGAAAAGATTATAGCAGATGAATTGAATGCTTTTGGGTTAATGACGGTGAATGATGCCAAAAGAAATGCGCCGGTTGATGAAGGTGCGCTGCGTAATTCGATAGGATATACCAAAGACCGCACATCCGTTACAATAACCGTAAACGTTGACTATGCGGCTTACTTAGAGTTTGGCACACGGTCATTTGCTCAGGCATACGTTAGTTCTTTACCTACTGAATGGCAAACATTTGCAAGCCAATTTAAAGGCGGCGGCGGTGGATCATTTCATGATTTTGTAATGCGGCTGCAACGCTGGTGTAAGTTGAAATTAGGTGATGAAAAACTGGCTTATGTCGTTGCCTTGTCAATACTACGCAAAGGCATCCGACCACACCCTTACCTGATCCCGGCTGTTGAAAAGAATCGTATCGAATTAATTAAACAATTAAAGGCTCAACTACAATGAATGAAATAAATCGGCCTTTACGAAAAGCATACTACGCAGCATTATCCGCTATTACTTACGGCGGCGATCCTGTGCCCGTTTATTACTCAGAACTACCCGCAGCCACGCATCCTGATAATTACATCATTTTCCG